CAGGGCACGTTGACGGAGATCATCAACAACGCGGCGTCGATCCCGGGTACGGCTGGCGTGAAGCTCAACATCGCGCCCAATGCCGCGCCGTTCCTTGTCGATCTCGCGGCGGACAATGACGTGTACGTCTCGTACACCCAGACCGGCACGGCGGCTTCTGCCGGGCGTGCGGTGATCACGATCGAGTTCGCAGTAAACAACGACCAGTAATAGGTCGCGGTGGAGTGGGCTCGTCTCACTCCACCATTTCTCCGCTCTCAGTGTTTGGGTGATCAGTGGCCAATACCTACGGCACCATGCAGGCCAGGATAGCGGATGAGTTGGACCGCGCGGACCTTGCCACCCAGATCCAGAACGCGATTCAGGACGCCATCGGTTTCTACGAGCGGCGTTATTTCTATTTCACGCCTTCACCCCAGACCTTCACCTTTAGCACTGTCCGCGCACAGGAGTACTACACCTCTGTCGATGCGGCAGCGATTGCGACCAGTCCCAACATCGTGACGCTGACGGGCACGTTCTACGGCCTCCGCAGGCAACTCCATAAGCGCGAGTGGGAGTACATCGACTCCATCTCGACGTTGGTTACGTCCTACGCCATGCCGCAGGATTGGGCCTATGTCGGCGAAGAAATCCGCCTCTATCCCATCCCCGATAATGCGTATGTGCTGAATGCGATGGCGGTTCCACGCTTGGTGCGGCCCTCGTCCAATACGGATGCGGGGCCATGGATGAATGATGCGGAGGCGCTCATCCGCACCAAGGCCAAGCTCTACCTTCTTCGTAACGTCATCCGTGCATCAGATATGGAGGCTGAGACCGTCCTTCTTGAAGACCAATTGACCCGCGAGTTCGCCGCCCTCTCTGCGGAGACGGGTACTCGTGAAGCGGTCGGCATGCTTGAGCCATCGAGGTTTTAAATGGCTCAAATGGTCGCATTTGGTGAATTTATGCCGGATCAGCCGCCCTACAATAACCCGGGGTCGAGCAACATCCGCAATGTGCTGCCCAGAACGCCGGGGAGCTATGGGCCCATGCCCAATCTCGTGGCGATCACGGGCGCACTTACTGCTCGTTGTCAGGGTGGAGCGTTCGCACGAGATAGTGGTGCAAACGTCAACGGCTTCGCTGGAGATGCGACCAAACTCTATCATCAGGCGACAGGCTCGACGACGTGGACCGATGCAACCCGCACAGTCGGTGGTGCTTATACGACCCCGGCAGATGGGGCGTGGAACTTCGGTATCTTCGATCAGCGCATCATTGCGACTAATGGAACGGACCCTATCCAAAGCTATGTGATGGGCTCATCGAGCAACTTCGCGCTCCTATCCTCCGGCGCTCCCAATGCGCGCTATATCGCCGTCAACAAGAGCTTCGTGATGGTCGCGAACACGACCGATGGCACGAACGGCCCTCGTCCGCAGAGGGCATGGTGGTGTGCGATCGGTGATTCGACCAACTGGCCCACATTGGGAAGCGTGACGGCAACACAGGTCCAGAGCGACGCACAGGACCTATTGGGCGATGGTGGGTGGAATCAGGGAATAGTTGGTGGTCTGTCTGCGGCTGACTTCGCCATCTTCCAGGAGCGTCGCATCTGGCGCGCGATCTATGTGGGCTCGCCGGCCATTTTCGCCTTCACGCAGGTTGACTCCGGGCGTGGCACTCCGGCGCCTGGTTCGATCATCCAGAACGGCCCGGTTGTCTATTATCTAGCGGACTCCGGGTTCTTCGGCTTCGACGGTGCGCAGGCTTCTCCTATTGGCGACCAGAAGATCGACCGCTTTTTCTGGAACGATGTTGACCAGAGCAATCTCTTCCGCATCTCGTCCGCCGTCGATCCCCTCAACAAGATTGTCTATTGGGCATATCCGGCGAAGGGCAACTCCGGCGGAAATCCCAATCGCATCCTTGCCTACCACTATGCCATGCAGCGTTGGACGCTGATTGATCAGATCCAGCTTGAGGTGATGCTCAGAGCGTTGACGACCGGCTACACGCTGGAGCAGCTCGACCCCTTCGGCACCCTTGAGACGCTGCCCTACAGCCTCGATAGCCGCGTGTGGACGGGCGGGAAGCTCAATCTCGCCGCCTTCGATATCACCCATAAACTGGGCTTCTTCTCTGGTGCCAATCTCGCGGCGACACTGGAGACCTCCGAGGCGAGCCTCAATCCCAACGGAATTGCATATGTGAATCGTGTGTGGCCGATGGTCGATAGCGGCTCGGCCATGGTGGCCCTGGCGGCTCGCAACAGGCTTGCCGATGCCGTCACCTATTCAACACCAGTTGGCATCACGACCACCACGGGAAGCGCTGGGGTACGTGTCAGTGGCATGTTCCATCGCGCTCAGGTGACCATTCCAGCGGGTGTCGCCTGGAACGATGCGCAGGGCGTTCAATTCGACGCTAGACCAGCGGGGCAAAGATGATCGAGATCATGCAAATTCCGAGCGCCCTCGTGCCGAGCGTCTGGCCTCTCGCGCTTCCTCTGCTTGAGGGACCGATCGAGATGACGAAGGGCTGCTATCTGCCGGAGGACGTTTCGATGTTCTGTCAAGGCGGTGAGATGCAGCTATGGCTTGCCGTCGATGGCGAGGATGTGCTCGCGGCCTATGTGACCGAGATTGCCGTCTATCCGCGCAAGAAGCGCGTGAGAGCGACCTTCGCCGGGGCGAAGCCGCACACACTGGAAAAGTGGCTTGAGTCGATGGTGAACGCCATCGAGGCGTGGTCGAAGATATGGGGTTGCGAAGGCATTGAGGCGATGGGCCGTAAGGGCTGGACCAAGGTTGTCGATGGCGAGGTGATCGGCACCTATATCGCCCGCGACTATCCAGCCATGGAGATGCACTGATGGCTGGCGGCGGCGGCACTACAACCACCCAGAGCACCCAAAACGTCAACATGGGGCCATGGCAGCCCCAGCAGCAGTACGTCCAGAATCTGTTCGGGCGGGCTGAGAACGCTTACCAAAATGATCCGCTGCAGGCTTATACCGGACAAATCGTAGCGCCGCTGACGGGTGCGCAGAATCAGGGTCTCAACAATATCATCAACACGGCCTCGAACGGCTCTCCGCTGCTGGGGGCGTCGAACAATCTCGCTCAGAACACGCTTAACGGACAATACCTCAATCCGTCGAGCAATCCCTATCTGCAGGACACATTCAACGCCGCATCGGATGCGGTGACGAACGCCTATCAGACGGCGACGGCACCGCAGACCTCATCGGCCATGGAAGCGGCCGGTCGCTATGGCTCGGGTGCGTATGGCCAGATGGTCAATCAGAACCAGAAGGCATTGGGATCGACGCTCAACAACCTCGCGGCCAATATCTATGGCGGCAACTACCAGAACGAGCGCCAGAATCAGCTCAACACGATGAACAATACCGGCAACCTGATGCAGAACGCATATATCGATCCGAATATGCTTCTGCAGGCCGGCGGCATCCAGCAACAACAGCAGCAGAACGTCAACAACGCCAACTACCAGCAGTTCCAGCAGAACCAGATGCTGCCGTGGCAGACGATCCAGATGTACCAGGGCCTGGTTAACGGCAACTACGGCCAGTCCGGAACGGTCAACTCGACTCAGCAGACGCCGTACTACTCGAACCCATTGGGCTCGATCCTCGGTGGTGCCTTGAGCCTGGGGAGCCTCGCAGTTCCCGGCCTCGGTGGCGTGAGTGCGATCGGCAACATCCTGAGTGGCCTACGCGGTGCGGCTGGCGGTGGTGGAGCGTCGGCGCCATGAGTGACGATATCCCGGACGATTTCCTGGCCCAGCATCAGGCGGCCATGCTCGGGTCAGTACCGCAACCGAATGCCAATCCCATGATGGGCGCGTACGGGAATCCATTCGGCTCGCTATCGGCGCTGTACAACAATCCAGATTACCAGCGGCAGCAGGCATTCGACGTGCTGACCAATGCCGGCATGGCTTTGGTCAACGCTTCCGCCCCCGGACCCTATCCCAAGGACTTCGGGCAGGCATTCGGTGCCTTGGCTGGTGGCGCGGCACAGGGAGCAAAGGAAGCGCAACAGAACTACATGCAGCGCGCCATGATGGGTGCCCAGCTGCGCAATCTGCAGATGCAGTCGGCGATGTACCCAGCTGCGCTACAGCAGCTTCAGGGTGGCAGCAATTACGATCCCAACTCTGGATATGGAGGGGGTGCGC